AACTAATGGTAGAAGAAATTAAAAGTGCATTCGAAGGCATTAAATCCGAAGTAAACGGAGCAATCGAAAGTGCGAAGGCTGATAATGCTAGTGCATTAGAAAGCGTAAAGGCTGAATTAGAAGCTACTAAAGCTTCAATCTCAGTTGTTAAGGATGAAATTGAAAAAATGGAAGCAAAAAACAATCGTGTTAAAATGAATCAAACAGAAGTAAAAGGGTTTAACGCTACCCTTGCAGAAGCTATCGACCAAAATGGCGATAACTTAGCTAAATTAGCTCGTGGTGAACAAAAGCGTACAAGCTTTATTATGGACACTAAGGCAGTAGGGAATATGACAGAAGCGGTTAACCTTACAGGTGACATCACTCGTCAATATGCTAATCAAGTATATGCTTTACCTTCTCGTAAGGTGCATATGAGAAGCTTATTACCAATCGGTAGTTTGTCTCAAGGTTTATTTACTTTCCCTTATGAAAGTGGTGGAGAAGGTGCTCCAGCAGCTCAAACTCAAGGTTCTTCTAAAGAACAAGTTGATTTTGATATTACAATGAAAGATGCAGCTGCTCAGTACATTGCTGGTTATGTTCGTATCTCTCGTCAAATGTTAGATGATATACCTGCTATGACTTCTTTCTTACAATCTCGTTTATTAGAGAAGTATTTAGTTGCTGAAGATGCTCAAATCTTAAGTGGTAATGGTACTGCTCCTAACTTACAAGGTATTTTACCAGTAGCTACAGCTGCAACAGGTGCTGCTACAGTAGACGTAGAGCAATTAGTTCAAGCTATTGCTCAGTTAGAAACTTCTAACTACTCTGCAACTGGTATCTTAGTTAACCCAACTGATTGGGCTGCTATTATGAATACTAAGAACTCAGGTTCTGCGTACTCTTTACCTGCTTCTACAGTTGTTACAACTGATGGTAGTGTATCTATCGCTGGTATCCCTCTTTACAAATCAACTGCAATCGCAGTAGATAAGTTTGTAGTAGGTGACTGGTCTATGGGTGCTCAAATTATGCAGAATCAAGGTATCTCTGTTCAGTTCTCTGAATTTGATGCTGACAACTTTACTAAGAATATGATTACTGTAAGAGTTGAAGCTCGTATCGCTTTACCTATCTATTACGCTGGTGCGTTTATTTATGGTGATTTCGGTAACGTTGCTTAATCTTTAATTAGATTTACAATACAAGGGATAGCCTAGAAAGCTATCCCTTTTTGTTTACACTAAATTTTAACTATTTTTGTAAAAATTAGCATAATGCAGATACTAAGAGATGTGGCGGTTTTATCCGAGATTATATCAGAACCAATAACACTTTCTGAAGCAAAGAACTATCTTAGGGTAGATTACTCAGAAGATGATACTTTAATAGAGGCTTTAATTACAAGTGCAAGAGTTAGACTAGAACAGTACGCTGGAGTTGCTATGACCGAAAGAACTCTACAAGTTATAGCTTATGTAGATGATTTAATAGAACTACCTTATGTGCCTATTTCTACGATACTAAGCGTAGAGTATTTTGATGGCCAAGATTGGGTGACCTTAGAAGATGGTAGTTATACTGTTATAGGTATTAACTATAAGAAAATATCTACTTTATATTATCCTTCAATGGAATATAGGTTTACCTATAATTGTGGCTATTGTGAGCCTCCTAGCTCTATGAGAACAGCAGTTTTCAAATTGCTATCTGATTTGTACGAATACAGAGAATCTAGCGTTGAGTCTACTAAGCCTAACAGCAACGTAGTCACAGCTTACGAATTAATGAAACCATTCAAAAGAATTAACATATTTATCTAATGATTGGAAAACTTAGAAACAGAATAACCTTTAACAGCAAAACAAGCGTTTCTGATAGTGCTGGTGGCTTTGTGAACACTTTAGTATCTTATTATGTTTGCTGGGCTGAAATAGTCTCTAATAGCGATTCTAAGACTAATATAACTAGTAGAGACAGCTTGAGTGATGCAATTACTTTTAGAATTAGATATACAACAGGCAAGACATTTACTAATGCTCTTGTAATTACTTTTAAATCAAGGACTTATCTAATAAATTCTATTATAAACGAGGGCGACTTGAATCAATATTATTTAATCGGTTGTGCAACTCTTAAGTAATGGCTAGTTTTCAAGCAAAGATTATTGGTGTAGATGCCATTATTAGAAAGATTAACGCTGCTCCTAAAAAAGTAGCTGAAGAATCTGTAAAGATTATAAATGATTCTGTTAAAGAAATTTATAATGCTGCTAAAGCAAGAGTTCCTGTAGGCAAAACTAAAGTATTAAAAAATTCTATTGGGTTTACTGAGTATGCACAAGGAGTAGGTGCAACAGTATTTGCTAGTGCTTATTATGCTGCTTATGTTGAATTTGGTACTGGTAATAGTTATGGAATACCGCCATATAAAAATATAAATAGAAGTGAATTAGAGGCATACGCACTTACTTTTAAAGTCAGAAAAGATGAACTAATTGGTAGGCCATATAGACCATATATGTTTAATTCATATAGCGAGGTTTTAGGTAAGATGGTTAACAAGATTAAGAAAATAAGGATATAAATATATTTCGTTAAATTTGTAAAAAATGAAGGACTGCGGATATACATTAAGGAAGGCTTATATAGATAAGCTTACAGCGGCTTCTTACTCATTAAGTGTTTATGATACCATAGCACCTGATAATGTAGAACCACCCTTTTTAATTATAAGTAGTCAACAACAAGCAGAGAATAGTAATAAGCAAAGCTTTGGTTTTGACGTTAGTATTCAATTTGACATAGTTTATAGGACTTTTAAAGCAGGTGAAGTTGGTCAGAAATCAGTAGATACTTATGCTAATGATTTTTTAGTAATTGTAGGGGTTAATCCTCCCAATTACCCAAATACGGCACCTGATTTTAAGATAGTGACTAGAAGGGTTAGCTCTAATATTGCTACCTTTGACTATGTGAATGAAGCTTATGTTTTCAGAAGGGTGATAACAATGAATCATTTCGTGAATCAATTAACATAAAATAAAAATAAAATAAAATGCCGACAACAAGTGTATTTAACGGAACCTCATTAGTGGTTCTAATCGGAACGGAGGTAATAGGATTTGCTACTTCTTGTTCATTAAGTTTAGCTATCGATACTCCTGATGCTTCTACTAAACAAAGTTTAGGATGGGCTGATGAGATTGGTGGACAAAAATCTTGGTCTTTAACAACTGATGGTTTAGCTACAGTAGTACCTGGTACAGTTGCTACTTATGTAACTACAGCAGAATTAAATGCTTTAGCAATCGCTAGAACTTCAGTTTTAGTTAAATTTACAACAGTAAATAATGGTACAGTAGATGGTGTAACTCCAGTTACAGGTGATGTGATTTATTCAGGTCAAGCATTTATCGAGAGCGTAGATATGACTGCTGATATGGAGAATCCAGTTACTTACTCAGTTTCTTTTAAAGGAACAGGAGCATTAACTATCGCTACCAACTCATAATAACCAACCAAAAATAAACCAAAATGAGAGGACAATTTGAATTAACTCTTTCCGATGGAAAGAAGATACCGATGCGTTTTTGTACGTGGAGTCTTAAAAGATTCTGTCAATTACAAGGCATAGGGCCTTCTGAAATAGGAGAGGCTTTAAGTGGACAAGCTTCTTTAGATGCTATAATAAACTTACTGAAGGCTGCTGCTGAATACCCATTATACTCACAAGGTATAACACCATCCTTTACTGAAATAGAGGTGTGTGATTGGGTAGATGATATGGGAGGTATGGGAAGCACAAAGTTTCAAGAGGTGATGACAGCATTATCAGAAAGTATGCAAAGCGGTATAGAAGCAGCCCCAACAAAGTCAAGTAAAAAGGATGGAGTAAAAAAAAATTAGAGTGGATTGACATAGAGAAATATACAATGGGGGAGTGCAAAGTGCTTCCCCATTTGTTTTGGGAGATGACGATGGCTGAGTTAGATTTTGTGTGGTATGGTCAAAGACACGAAGAAGAACAGAAATGGATTAAGATTAGATGGCAGACAACAGTCTTAATTAACATTCAATTACCTAAAGGTAAAAAAGTTAAACCTGAAGATCTAATAGAGTTAGATTGCGATATTCGTAACTTTGTAAAGCCTAGAGTAATGGAAGAAGATGAATTAAAGGCGGTACTTAAAAAATATGGACATATATAAACTTATAGGATAATGGCAGATAATCAGATGGTTAAAATTGAGTTCGACTTTGATTTAGGAAATGTTCCTGCATCAGCTAAGAAATTTGCTGAATACCTAAGAGGGATTGAAACTACTTCTAAAGAAACTGGAGAACAATTAAAGAAATTAGGAGATGGCATAGATAAGACTTCCGATAAGATGCAACAAGCAGGTACTAGTCTTAAAAAAACAAATCAACAATGGACTAATTTAGCTTTAATTATTCAAGATTTACCTTATGGATTTAGAGGTATTCAAAATAACTTACCTGCATTATTTGGTTCGTTGGCTACTGGTACTGGTGCTGCATATTTTGGATTTTCTGCATTAGTTGCTGCTATTACATATTTTGATATGAATGTAAAGAAGGCAACGGAAACCGTTACTAAATTTACTGAAAAAACATCGGAAAGCAAATTAAAGATATCTGAAATGGCTGGAGTATTTTCAGCCGTAAGACTAGGTACTTTAAGTGCTAGAGATGCAACAAGAATGTATAATGAGAGCCTTGGTGATTTATTTGGTAAAGCCAAAAACGTTTATGAAGCAGAACAATTATATCTTGCTAAAACAGAAGGTTATGTAAAAGCACAGTATTTTAGAGCAAAAGCTGATTTAGAATACGAGAAAGCAAAGGATGCATTAGCTAAAAAAGACCTTGCTTATGGTGAAGACCAAATTGGCATTATTGGCAAATTGGCAATGGCTACTAATGCTTTTTTTAAATCAGGAGCCTTTCAAGGAATAGGTGGTTTATATAGTACTGCAAAAACACTTGCCCAAGACTTATCTGAAAAACAAATAGAATTAGCTGGATATGAAACAGATTTTCAAGAAGCTCAATTTAATAAAAGAATAGCTTTAGGCAATGGTTACAGAAACAAAGCATTTGCTATTGAAAAACAATATGGTATTAAATCAACTACATACCAAGATGATTTAGATAGACAAGAAGAAATAAGAAGAAAAAAGATTTTAAAGGAATATCAAGACAACCTTAAAAAGACTGAGAAACTAATGTCTGAAATGAGGAAAAGAGAAGCTTTAGGTATGAATCAAGGCACAAGTCCTATTGCAGATAGTTTTGAGCAAGATATTAAAAATGCAGAAAAAGAAGAACAAGATAGATTAGCTTTTCAAATTAGAAATCAAGCAGAAAGGTCAAAAAAGACTTTAGCTTTAATTAAAGACCAATATAGAACCGAGGTTAGTGAAGCTGAAGGAAGTTATGAAAAGATAAAAATTGCTCAAGATAATATGGCTGCTAATTTAAACGCAGCATTTATGGACAATACCTTAACTAATGAGGATAGACATAAAGCATTTATTGATTTAACGATGCAACAAACTAAGTCAGCAGTACAAAATGCTAAAGAATTAATGGCTCAAACAGTTCAAATAGGAATTGGTATTATGAATGCCTTAGGCCCAGCTTTTGATTTACTATTAGAAAAAGGTGCAGATCTTGGAGAAGTTTTAAGTAGAGCATTTCAAGACATTATTAAGAAATTAGTAAAGGTTGCTATTACAGCAGCAATCGCAGTAGCTATTATGTCTATGATTCCTGGACTTATACAACCAGGTAAAGGTTTAGCTACATTTGGTAATTTAGTAGCTGGTGGGATGGGTATGGCTTCAACTTTATTTGGTGGCGGTGCTGGGACAGGAACAGATGCAACAAAAGCAACCAATTCAATTAACACAATACAAACTACTCCAACAGGAGATAATAGTGGTCAATTTGTATTAAGAGGTAACGATTTAGTATTAGCTTTGAATAGGTCAGAAACATCATTAAACTTAAGAAGAGGTTCATAATGGCATATTATAATAAATATAAATTTACGTTTGCTACAAGAGCTAATAAGACTGCTTATTTGTATTTACAAGAGGACTTAGCCTCTGCACCAACAGTTATTGAATACCAAGGAGTAAATATAAATTTACAATATTTACCTAATTCAGATGATCCGTATGAACCAATATTTGCTAGTCAGTTAGGGGTAACCATAGATGTTACTGATGACCTAGCTAATGTTCCTGATTTTGTTAGCACAAATGATAGAAAATATTATGCTAAATTATTCTTAGGGGATGATTTAGAATGGGTTGGATATACACTTAATGATAATATACAAATATCATTTA